ATAGCCGGACAAAGGGACTACGAAACCGGCCTGAGCGATATGCCGGTACTCGGAACGCTTTTCACACGAGACCCCTACGCCCCGCAGGCTCAAATAGAACGATTCTATAACCGCAGAGACAGCCTAAACCGTAAATATCAATCCAAGGCCATAACGAGGCTGGAAACGAGAGAGCGGGCGGCATACAATAAAATCGGAGATATGCTTAGCCTGTATTGGAAGAAACTGCACAATGCAAAAACAATTGAAGAACGAAAGGAAATTTATGGCAAAATCGGGAAATTAGTGGAAAAGGCGGAAGGATTTACGGCCCGAACAAATAGACAAAAAGAGCAATAATGCCGATGAAAATACCCCATTCGATAATCATTCGGAGAGCGTCCATTGGGAAATCTTTCAATACTTTTTTCCAATCTTCAGCCATAAGACCTAAGAATACATTGTTGGAACACGGAAGTCAAATAAGAAAAAGGAGCACGGCAGCTTGACGGACAAAGAGCGAGATGACAAGATAAACAAGATATATGATGTGGTGATCAGGCTGCAACCTATGGTGGAAGATCACCACACAACGCTGTATGGCAACGGCAAACCGGGACTTAAAGAGGATATGGCGATACAGAAACTTAATTACAAAAATTGCCCGGCCAGATTGGCCGCCAGTAACGAAGGCAAGCGATTGACCCTTGCCTATGTGATGATGGTCATTGCCATTATCTCGCTCATTGTTACGGTTATAACGACATTCAAATAGCTGACTTCTCATCTTCTCCTCCGCTGAAGGGTTGATTTAGCTATTGCGATCAGCCCTTCAGTTTTCTTTTCATTGCAATCTCCTCTCTTAAATTCAAGACATTTATGGTCAATCAACCTACTATTTTAGCAACTTCATTTTATTTTCCCCGGCCACAAAATCATTTTACACAATGCCCTATAAAATCTTACCGGCAATAGCATTACGGCAGTTGCTAAAATTTCTAAGGGTTTTCCTGATTTATTCATTTGCTTTTTTCTCATCATATCTATAAGATTTTCTCATTGCTTCGCTGACACAAACGAGCCGCAGACGGGGAAACCGGCGAAGCGATAAGTGCCCTTAAAATAAGGAGCTACAGCAATGTTGGAAGCGATCATTAGAAAGCACATCATTTCTTACCTTTCCCAGAACGAAGAAGCCCTGATTTTTGAAGATCCAAAAGAACTTTCCGAATCACAGAATCCAGCGGCGGAGCTTGTGTGTCTGAATACAACTCCCGTTGTACGTCTTCAGGAAGATTGACCCAGACGCGCACGGCGGCTTCTAAGGCCCGCTTGGACTTGTAGTTACGAGATTGAACCTGCGCGGAAAAAGTATCAACCACCTCCGCACTCATCATTCCCCCTAAATTTTTTCCTCTTTTTTTCTGCTCATATCTGTAGCATAGACAAACATTTACAAACCCTCAACTAAATTTTTCTACATTTTTCTACATTTTTTTGTTGCATCGGTCGATAGATAGTTTTATACTTTCTGTAGAAAACTACAGATTACTACAGGGACCGAAAAATGAAGTCACAGAACGCACAGCTTACGAAAGAACAACATCAAAAGGAGATACGCATACTCCACAAGATTCAATCCGTTGAGGGTATCAAGACAACTGTAGGTGCTTTGATCCGGTGCATCCATGTCGCGGCTCCGATCATACTACAGAAAAGGAGAGTAAAAGTATGAAGACACGAAATTTTGTACTCTTTGAACCCAATCAAATAGACATAGACATTCAGCCTGAACTTTTCAGGCTGGCCCTTTTGCTACGCGATGACCTGCAAAAGAAACTGGACAGCGGCTTTCCAGAAGAAATTTTATCTGTACTGATTGATAGCCAGCCTGGCTATATGAACAGGGACGATTACGCTTGTATCCGTAAGTGCTACAATTTTTTTGTCGTCAGAATTGACGACAAGACAGCGGCTCACTTTGAAAAGCTCTACGATATGGCCTATGGCCTATCAATCGACCATATCGGCCTTTGTGATTGAAAAGAGGCTGTAAATGTCGAAGAGCAAAGGAATTGACTTTCGATCTATTCCATCACTCAGCCGCACACCTCCTCTTTACAAAGGAGAACGCATGAAACGGATTTTGATTGGAATTGCAAGCGGACTTTTAGCTGGTTTGAAATGTTTATTTGTTCCGGGTTATTCAAAACGGATTTTTTAACATGGCAGTTACACAGACAAGCATAGATGCTTATTACAGCATCAATCTCACTGAGCAGCAGAAAGAAGTTTTAACGGCTATCCGTGTGCTTGGTGAAACCTGTATCGCTGATGTAGCGACTTATCTTGGCTGGGAACGCAGTACCGTAAGCGGACGGATGAATGACCTTAAGAAAGCCAATGCGATTGTTTTTGTCGGTAAGCGTAAAAGCGAACGCACAGGCATAACCAGTGAGTTTTGGCGGGCACGCGAATTCAAGACGAGTTTATTTTAAGGAGGTAATGCATGGACCCTTTAGAAAGACTGCTATTTGATGCTTTATCGTTCGATCAGGATTTCTATTTTCGGCTTGTACGAGCTGGTTTTACACATGCTGAAGCTATTGAGTGCATGAGAGTTATTAGAGAGGCTGAATACAGGGAACGGAGGGGCGACAATGAATAGCGCTATGAGCCGTTTCAACGATTGGCCACGCGAGAAACGCAGCGAGGCGTTCTATCGTCACAACCGACTGATGGAGCGTTTTATGCAACATAACAAACTGCAAACAATCTGCACGGACTGTGAGAGTATTATGCCCACTGCGATCACGCCTCGGCCCTGCTCGCAATGCGGATCGGTCAATACGTGCAGCCCTTACTATTGCTAAGTGAACGAGGCAGATTAGGAGGTAGCACAATGCCAATTACCGAAACCCAACGAGAGGCCAGACGTAAACACTTAGGCAGTTCAGACGTTGCCGCTATTTTAGGCGTTGACCCGTTTAAAAACGCGTATGATGTCTGGCTGGAAAAAACCGGCAAGGTCGACGGTATTGAGGATAATCAGGCCATGTTCGCCGGTCGTCTGTTTGAGGCCGGCGTTTTAAAATTTGCCGAGAAACAACTTGGCAAGCTCATCCGCAACCAATATCGCTCCGCGAAAAATCTGCCAATCGGCGCCAACATCGACGCCCTGGTGGTGCAAGGAAATGAACCGGTAGAAGCAAAGACCTGCGGCTTGTACGGGCCTCTGCGCGAGGAATGGGGCGAGGACGGAACCGACCGGGTCCCAGACAGAGTGCTCGTACAGGCCCATGTGCACATGTTATGCGCGGAGAGGCCGGTTTGTCACGTCGCCGCATTCATCGGCGGGCGGGGGTTTCATCTTTACCACGTCCCGGAGGACAAAGAGCTCACGGAAATTATCACCGAGAAAGCGGTTGAGTTCTGGGAGAAAAATGTTCAGGCCGACATTCCGCCGGCCAATACTGTACCATCGCTGGCATTGATTAAGCGCATCCGCCGAGAGCCGGACCTGGTTACTATTGTGCCGGACGGCCTGGTGCAAAAGTGGTTGGACGCCCAGCAAGCCAAAAAAGACGCGGAAAAATTATGTGATGCCGCCCAGGCGGAGCTGCTGGCCGCATTAGGCCAGGCAGAGGCCGGCGATTGCTCGTTTGGTCGGGTGACCTATCTGGAGCAGAGCCGCAGCAGCATTGATGTAAAGGCAATCAAAGAGCAGATGCCGGACATCGCCGCAAAGTATACAACCAGCACAACATACCGAGTGCTGCGGTTTAAAAAATAGCAAACAAATCAAACGGAAAGGGCAAAAAATGAACACAAACCAATTGGCTAACGCAAAAAAAAACCTGGAGGGGCTTTTAAATTCTGAACAATTCCAGCGGTCGCTGGCGGACGTTGCGCCGAAGCATATAACCAAGGAGCGGATTGTCAAGCTCGCATTGGTCGCGGCCAGCCGGCAGCCAAGGCTATTCGAGTGCACGCCGCAGAGTTTTCTTCAATCTGTGATGAAGGCGGCTGAATTGGGGCTGGATTGCGTCGGCACGCTGGGACAAGGCTATTTAGTGCCCTATTACAACAGCAAGATCAAATCATACGAATGCCAATTTATCGCCGGCTACCAGGGCCTTATTGAATTAGCCCGCCGCAGCGGAAACATCGCAAGAATTGAAAGCAGGGTGGTATACGAGAAGGACGCCTTTGAGGTGGAGTATGGGCTGAATCAAAAGTTAGTCCACAAGCCGTACCTGGGCGGAGACCGCGGTAACATCGTTTGCGTGTACGCAATCGCGGAGCTAAAGGACGGCTCCAAACAACTGGAGGTGATGACTATCGACGAGGTCAACCGCATAAGAGACAGAAGCAAAGCCAAAGACAGCGGTCCCTGGGTGACGGACTTTGCGGAGATGGCGCGCAAGACCGTTGTCCGCCGGCTGGCCAAATATCTGCCGTTATCGCCTGACCTGGTGAAGGCGATTGAGACGGACGACCAGAAGTTTGACTCACGCAACCA